GCAGATAATTTCAAGAAACAATGATAGAAACAAATATTACAGAATTAGCAACGCTTATTATGACAAGCGTATTTTTCGGAATCGTTTTAGCTATGGCAATTAATACATACCTAAAATAAATTAAACTATATATTATGAAAAAGAATCACTTGAGTTACTCGGCTTTATGCCAGTTTAAGAAATCTCCTAACCATTTATTGGCTTACTGGAACAAAGAATTAAAAACTACAGATGCAATGCAGTTTGGAACTATAATACACAAGATGTTATTAGAACCAGATACATTTACAAAAGAGTTTGCAATTTTTGAAGGTGCAAGGCGAGCTGGTAAACAATGGCAAGAGTTTAAAGAACAGAACGAAGGCAAAACACTAATTAAGCAACAAGAATTAGATGATGCAAACAAGATAATTAACAATGCTATGTTACACCCAGTACTTACTGAAATGATGCAAAATAAAGTAGATACTGAAATTAAGTTAGAGTGGCAACATAAAGATGTTAATTTTAAAGGCTTTGCAGACCTTTTAACAACGTTTAACGGTAGAAAGTGCATAGTAGATATAAAAACTACTAACGATGCTGGAAAACGCTTTGAACGTGATTTATATTATAATGATTATAAAATGCAGTTAGCAATGTATCAAGACCAATACGATAAAGATACAGATGCTTATATTGTAGCAATAGAAACTACAACACCATTTAATGTACAGATATATAAATTAGATGATAGTTTATTATTTAAAGGTTGGATGGATTACGATTATTATACAGATAAATTTAAAGAGTGGGATGGTAAACCTCAGGGTTATCAAAATACAATAGTAGAAGTAAAAATAGAAACAGAAGAAATAGTATAAACAATAAAAACAAATAACAATGAGTAAAAAAGAAGAAACAATATATTGTGGAAGTGGTAAAGTTATGAATTCTAAATGGCTTAAAGTAACTATTAATCCTTCTAAAATATCAGAATACATACAAGAATATAATGGTAACAAATTCATCAAACTAAATATTAATTTAAAAGATGAAGCTGACCAATATGGTAAAGATGTAAGTATTAGTGTAGATACTTGGAAACCAGATGCAGAAGCACCTAAAGCTGAGGCAAGTAATACTTCAAACGATTTACCCTTTTAAGTATTATGAAACAATCAAAAATCTTAACCGCATTGGGTTTGAGTTCGTTGGATATACAAAATATGTTGATGAACGGACAAACGATGCCAGAGATAGCAAAGAAGTATAAGATAACTTATATTTCATTGGTACAGGCATTTAAAATCCAAAAGAAAGATTTTAAGTATATTGATTATATACAACCTAAAGAAGAAGTGAAGGATATTAAAAAAGTATCCTTCACATTCGATAAACTATATACAGAAGAATCACTTAACGAAGAAGAGCTACTTGCTTACTATAAGTATGAAGCTAAAAACAAAGCGTATTATGGAACACAATAGCGACTTTAAATATGATTTACAACTTGGATTGAAAGGCGAAGGTTTAGTTGCTAATATGCTTTCTAATAAAAAAATAGAGGTTAAAACTGATTTTCAAGCTAAAGATACTGGTAATGTTTTTATAGAATATAAAAGCAGAGGTAAGTTAAGTGGAATATCAACAACTCACGCAGAATGGTTTTGTTTTGTTTTATCAAATGAAAATATAATATTTGTTGATACAATTAAATTAAAAAACATATGTAGGGTGTATTTAAAAACAAATAGAGATGTAAAAGGTGGAGATGAAAACACCTCTAACGGAATATTATTACCAATCAAACAATTAATCAAATTATGAAAGAATTACCATACTTTAAATTTTATCCTAACCAATGGATTACAGGCAGTATATCATTTATGGATTTAGATGTACAAGGTGCATTTATGAAAGTTTGCTGCTACTACTGGAGCAAAGAATGTAATGTTACAAGAAAACAAATTAAAACATTAATACCTAAACAATGGAGTGCTTTAGTTGATGCTGAGTTATTTAAGATAGAAGAAGAAACTATTAGCATTAAATGGTTAGATGAACAATACCAACAACGCTTAGTAGAACATAAGAGAAATGTAAGCAACGGAAAGAAGGGGGGCTTAAGCAGGGCTAAAGCATTAAGAAAAGATAAGATAAGAAAAGATAATTACGCAAATGATAATTTATTAAAAGTAAATGATGAAGTGCAAAAACTTCTTGACCAATGATTTTAGAAGATAAAGCAACTGTACCATATTTAAAAGCATTTAAAGAAGGTAGAATTAAAAGAGGTGTTGGTATTGGTTGTTTATTGGATGATTACTTTCTTTATAAGAATGGCAACTTTAATATGTTTCTTGGTTTAGATAATGTTGGTAAAACTAATTTTATATTATGGTACTTAACCGCGCTAAGTAAAATACACGGTAAGAAGTGGTGCATCTGGTCAGGAGAAAACAATGCTGGACAATTGAAGCGTGATATAATACAAATGTGGACAGGTGAAACAATTAAAGATTTAAATGAATATTTATTTTATCACGATGAAATAAGTAAGTATTTTAAATTTATTGATAATAGAAAACTTTACAACCATAAAGAACTATTAAAGATATTTGAAGCAGAAGATTGTGATGGTTGTTTTATTGACCCATACACAGGTATAAACCACGATAGAAGAATATCACAGTTCGAAAGAAATTATCAAGTTTGTAATGATGTAAGAGAGTTCTGTAACAAAACAGGTAAAACAATGTTTATTGCTATGCATCCACAAACAGAAGCTGCAAGGCGTGTATATCCACCAGACCATCAATTGAACGGACATATACAACCACCAAGAAAAGCAGATTGTGAAGGTGGCCAAGTGTTTCCGAATAGAGTAGATAATTTTATTTGTTTACATAGATTAATTTCACACGATAAATTGTGGATGATGACAGAAGTACACGTATATAAAATAAAAGATAAAGAAACTGGTGGCAAACCAACAATGTTAGGCGAGCCACTAAGATTTGATTACAATAGTGGATTAGGATTTACTATTGGAGGTAATAACGTATTAAAACAAAAACAATGAGATACACATATAAAAACATACAAGAGTTTATAAATTATAAAACTTGGAGTAATAAAAAAAAGATAGATACACTTTTAGAAATAGATTGCAGTTTGTATGCACACTTAGGTACAGATTCTACTAAAGCAGAGAAAGAAGAAGTAAAAAGAAAAAGCATAGAAATATATAGAACTATTAAAACATTAGATAAAAAACTTGGTGATGAATTACTTTACTCAGAAGATTTAAAACAATGAAATTAAATAAAATACATTTAGGTGATTGGACAACTAACCAGCTTGAAGATAAATCTGTTCAGTTAATTATTGCAGACCCTCCTTATTTTGAAGTTAAAGGCGAGTTTGATTTTATTTGGAATAGCTTTGACGATTATTTAAAAGATGTTGAGAAGTGGGCAATAGAATGTAAAAGAGTTTTAGCCGATAATGGTACTTTGTTTTGGTATGGAGATGCTAAAAAAATAGCTTATGCTCAAATAATATTTGACAAGTATTTTAATTTATTAAATAATCTTACTTGGAATAAAGGCTCATTTATGGGTTTAGAAGAAAGTGATGGGTTAAGAAGTTTTGCTCCTTGTACTGAAAGAATTTTAATGTATAGCAATGATAAATATAACTTAACCAAATGCGTTTATCATATTAGAGATTATATTAGAGAAGAAATAATTAAATCAAAAGGAAAAATAATTTTAAAGCAAGTCAATGAGGCTTTAGAAACTGCAACAAATGGAGGAGGCGTTGCAAGTGCTTGTTTAAGTTTAGATAAAACAGAGCCAACAATGATAACTAAAGAAATGTATATAAAACTACAAAAATGGTGTGAACCTTATTTACGAAAAGAATACGAGCATTTACGAAAAGAATATGAGGAGCTTCGTAGACCATTTAACAATATACACAAGTTGCAAGAAGTATTTAATTTTAGTAATGAAGCACAGAGAACTGGAATAAAATATAAACACGCTACTCCAAAACCAGAAACACTAACAAGAGCTTTAATACAAACTTGCTCAAGGAAAGGCGATTTAGTTTTAGTTCCTTTTGCTGGTAGTGGTACAGAATGTGCAATGGCAGCAAAAGAAGATAGAAATTTTATTGGTTTTGATATAGAAAAAAAATATGTAGATATGGCTAACGAAAGATGTAAAGAACATAAACAACAATTAAGAATGTTTTAATATGAATGATTTAGATTATACAATAACAAAGAACAAATTAGAAATATTGCTTCTAAAGGCTCAAGAAGGTTTAAAAGTAGGTAAGGTAACGCAATCTAAATTGGAAGCAGTAGAAACGTTGCAAGATAGTTTAAAATGTATGTTAGAGCTGAGGTTAATAGTTGATGAAATGAAAAACAAACAAACATTATTAACAATGCAAAATGTAAAAGCATACAAAGAAACTGCTGAACTAAAGAAAAAATTTAATATATTTAAAAAATGAATGAATTATTATTATTAATTATTTGCACACATTTAGTTAGTTTTGTAACTGGTGCTGTTGTTACATATTTATTTTACAGATGAAAAAAAATAGAACATTAAACGAATATAGACAAACGAAGGATTCACATTATGAAAGTAATGAATCTCCTGTTGAGTACAACATTGCTTTTTTGTGTAGAGTGTATTCTAATGATGCAGAACTTGGAGCAGTAATAAGAAAAATATTTTCAAAAGATATAACAAATAAACAAACAGAGTAATAACAAAGAAATAATGACAACAGAAAGAATTAAAGAAATACAAAGTAAGACAGCTTATCCTGATAGTATAAGCGTGCAACAAGCCTTATTACAGGTTTGGAAT